AACCCCCACTTGAGACATGAGCTGGAACTTGCTAAAGAAGATCCGACGGCCATCAGCAGACAGATGTGGAGCCCTGCGGAGCCTCACCAGAGGATTCCCATTGTCTGTGAAGGTATTGGAATCCAGTGCGTAGATATTCCCATTCTGGTAGTCACCCACGCAATGCTCATTGAACCCAAAGGCATAGCACTCAGCCCGATGCCTCTGGAAGTTCCCATCGGAACCTAGATAGGCCCGTTCATGCCACTGGCCCGTGCTGATATCGTAAACCCATGAAGTGTTAGCATTTGGGAAGTTAAGCACATAGAAGGCATGACCGTCTTTCTGGTAGGCCCAGGCCGTTGCGCTCGACAGGTCACCATACCCCTGGATCGCCAGCTCAACGCCATGATTCGAGACACGCTTCGGCTGGTAGCCCTGGGCTTGCCAGACGATCCCCGCTCCATTAGGGCCGCCGCCGACCCACATGATCGTATTCGAGAACCGAAGGGCCGTGCTGGGGGCTGAGCACCCATACTCGATGTATGCCCCATCAATTCGGGAGAAGGTAGAGTCGCTTCCAGAGTTCCAGAACACCTCGATGGTCTTGGCGCCGAACACCCACAACTGCCGGGCATTGGAAAGCACCGCCACGGTCGCATCCGGAGAACCCTCAGCCGTGATGAAGTTCAGCGCATCATAGGTCAGGCCATCGTAGAGGTTCGACCAGAAGAACTGACCAGTGCCTGGATTGTTGCAGATGAAGTAGCCGTCCTGGAAGGTCACCGTATCAGCGCCAGGGAACGATGCACTCGTGATCTGGGTCAGCGCCCCCGTGCTGAGGCTCACGATGTAGCCATGGGAACCATCCACGATCATCAACTGGAGCCCGTTGTCTGCCATCGAGACACGGCCCGAACTGGTCAGCAGGTCTCCGACCTTGACGAAGGTCCAGTTCAGGCCAACCCGATACACCTCGGATCCACTTACCACAGCCATGCCACCTGTGGAGGCCACATAGATCCCACGGATCGGCCCCGTCCCGCAGGTACCAAGCAAACGCAACCCAGGGGCACTGATCAGCGCACCAATCTCCCCGTCTGCCTGGTTCTGTGATTCTGTGATCTGCGGATATAGGTTCACGCACCGCTGGCAGTCTATGGAGACCGGCTGGAGGGTATAGGCTCCTCCGATGAACCCCTTGATCCTTGTCATCAGTAAGTCGTCTTGGCGTATTTCTTCATGATCTTCTTGTCCGCCTTGAGATCAGCGGGTGAACCTTCCTTGATGCCCTTGGCCTTATCAATCAGTTCGTCCGACTTCTTCGCCTTCTTTGGGGCATTCTTGGGGATACCGATCTCTTTCTTCATTTTCCCCGTCCTTTCCCGCTCTTCCGAGCCACATTAAGTGCGATGGCCACAGCCTGCTTCTGTGGCCTGCCTGCGGCCACTTCAGTCTTGATGTTGGCTGAGATATTCTTCTTGGAACTGCCCTTCTTGAGTGGCATAACGCCTCCGGTTACCGATCAACCTGCAAACCACCTGTCGCAATCGCCACGGAGCGGCCGCCACCAAACCCGTCGAAGGACGCATACAATGGGTCCACATTGAGAGATTCCAGCGCGGCCTTGGCTGAGAATGCACGCTGCTGGAGCGCAGGCCCAACCTGGACCCCGTAGGAGTTCGACAGGGCCATACCGAGGTTCGTGACCAGGGCCTCCTCATAGCCCAGTGGCAGAACCACCGTATCGTTGAGGCTGGCAAACTCATTCACACGGCCCCAAGAGTAGATCACCATCTGAACCGTGGAATCCTGCGGGACAGGCCAGCAGAAGACCGTATTCAATGGGACATTCCCGGTGATCCATATTTTCGTTGGGAAGGTGCTGGGTGTGGTCTTCACCGCCACATCGCGCCATTCCTCATCCGTCAGGATCTGGACAGGGATTTCAATGGGCCGCTCCGTGTTCACCAGCACAGCGGCCATCTGGATTCGTGCGGGGCGTGGAGCGTTCCAAACTCCACCCGTGCCGAGGGTATAGGATGCGGTCCCAGCTACCAGGGGATACAGGTCACGGTTGACCGTGTAGACGCTCAGTTCCTCAGTGGACCACTTCTGAACCATCCGATTCAGCACCCGCAAAGCGTATGCCCCGTCCTCAGCGGTCATCGCATCGGCGGGGCCATTCGCTCCAATCTCAATCAGAGCATCTTGGCAGATATCCCGAACAGTCGCCACGCACCCTCCAAGAGATAGAGCCGGGGGAGAGCCTAGGCCCTCCCCCGTATTGCGGTTCGACTAGGCTTCGTCGCAGTTGCGGAGATCAATGAAGAAGCTGACATTGCCCTCAACGAAAGCCGTGACACCGGTGGCCTTGAGCTGGATCTTGGTTCCAGCAGGATAGATCGGCGCGTTGACGCCCTGAGCAGTGGCGGGGGCCAGGATGATCTTGCCCAGGGGGGTAGCCAGCGCGGTGGTCAGAGCCACGGAAGCGCCGGGAACGGCCACAGCCGAAGCCGTAGGGCCAACATACAGGCCGAAAGTAGCCTGTTTCCCGGCGGTGGAAGCAATGGTGGTGATGGCAGTTCGGAGGCCGAGAACCTGGAAGCTGAAGGGCACAACATAGTCAGTCAGCACATCAGCATTGGCCGTAACCGCAGCGAGTGGCAGATTGACCGGGATGGTATGCATGCCTGCAACGGCAACGCCATCGCTGGTCGGGTAAGGGGTGGAAGACATGGGAGACTCCTATTCGATTGGTGGCAGAGGGGACCCGGCCCAGGGATCGCCCCGGGCCGGGGTATCAGTCCTAGCTGAGGACGCGGGCCGCGAAGGTGGGACGCAGCACAGACCATCCGAACAGAACATCCAAGCGATAAAGCTCAGTGTCCTGCGTGCCGTTATACCACTGGATCATGCGGAGGGGCACATTCAGCTTCTTCGAGCGAACGCGGGTGCAGTTCACACCCTCGGGTTTGGGAAGATCCACGCACACCAGGCCGAAGGCATCCTTGTGGAAGACCACATTGTTCGTGGCAACCGCAGAGGCGGCACCCAGGTAAGTGATCGCAGGAGTCCCGGAAGGAAGGGCAGTGATGTTCTGGAGGGGGCCGGAAGCGGCGGTATACATCGGGGGCTGGAAGGACACGGCGCTGTAGGCAGAGGCGGCAGTCACTACAAACTGCTGGAGCTGGCTAGTGGGCAGCTTAGAAACAGGGTTCACTTTGTAAACCCCGGCGATGGTGAAAATGTCTCCCACGGCCACATTGCCAGAGCCACCAGAGGCCACGATAGAGGTGCCACCTTCAGTCGCACCAGAAGAATAGGACGAAGTGCCAGCAACGCGAGTGCCAACGGCGCCGGAAGTGATGTTCTGATCCATCGAGAACTTGAAGCCACCAGCCAGGCGTCCCATCGTGCCGTTGCGATACTGCTCAGCGATGTCATCGTTGGGGTTGAACAGGGTCTTCAGACCGCCTACGATGCTGGACTGAGTGCGGGGCGCCATGATGGCAGACCACTCACCGTCACGGGGCACAGCAGCTTCATCGAGAACCGCGCCGCCATCCAGGAAACCCTGAAGATCGGTCATGGCCGTGCCAGGGGTGCCGGTGGCCTGGTAAATCTGGCTAACGAGGGCGGTGCCCTGCTGGTCAATCAGGTTGGCCAGAGGGGCGATCATGGGATTCAAGACATTCTGCTTGAACGCCTCACCGTCCTCCATGTTGAGTCGCAGTTCCTTGGTGGTGAACGCGATGTCTACACCGTACTGGCTGAGGGTAATGGGCTTGTAGCTGTCATTGTGGCCCTGGGGGTTGGCCACGGAACCCGAACGGGTGCTGTAGGTGCCAGGGATGCGGATGTTGCAGGAGTCGCCATTCTTCGCGCCATCAGCGCGGAACTGGTCGTCATACTGCCGGTTGACGAACTTGGTGAAGGTGAGGTTGTTTTCCAAGCAATCCATCGCCATTTTGGAGATGGAAGCTACATTGTTGAAGGCATTGGTAGCCATGTGTTTTCTCCGAGGGGCCGGTAGTTATCCGGCAAAGGAGTTGAGTTCAGTAGGACTCGATTCTCCCATCATCGCTGGGTCGTGGGGTTGATACCGCCGTGACCGGGCTGGGAGGTCGTGGTGCCTTGGTGACTGGAGCTGGTGCTTTCTTCTGTGCCGGAGGTGCCAACCGCGCTTCGATGCGCCCAAGTTCAAGGGCGGCTGCTACGGGGGCCATCCGGTTGATTCGCTGGTATTCGTCAGGGTGAGTAGCCAGGTGATAGGCAACCTCCCCGCCGATGGGCGATTCGTTCAAGACTTCCGCCACGGCGCGGGACGGTGCAGGGGCAGTCTCCAGAGCCTCATCGAAGTCCTCG